TAGACCCTGTGTCAGGCAACGAAGTACCACCTGGTTCTCTACCTGAAGAAGTACGTGATGATATTCCTGCAATGTTAAGTGAAGGTGAATATGTTGTCCCTGCTGATGTTCTACGTTTCTATGGTGTCAAGTTCTTTGAGGACTTACGTGCACAAGCTAAGATGGGCTTGGCTGAAATGGAAGCTAATGGTCGTATTGGCGGTGAGCCTATCGAAGAAGAAACGGGTGACGTTGGCATTTCTGATCAAGAGCTTATGGTCATCATGGCTCAAGCCCCACAAGAAGAACCGCAACAAGTAATGGCTAATAAAGGTGGACTTATGGGCTTCCAAGCAGGTGGTCTAAACTATCCAGCGTATATCAAGCAGCCTGACCTAACACAGTTCGGCATGGCAGGTCCAGACTTCCAAGGTGGACTAGAGTATCGTACCTATGTAAATGATGCAGGTATGGAGATCACTATCCCATTTTTTAATGGTGACCCTATGGGTATGATCCCACCAGGTTATTCTCTAAAAGGTGAAGTAGCTCAGCAAGAAGAAGCACCACAGGTTTCACAGGATGATGATGAACCAGTACGTGTACAAAGACCTGCTCCTGAAGAGTTTGACTTAGATGCTATACCTACAGAAAAACTAGAAGAGACTGCTAGAGGTATGTCTACTATGACTAATATCGCTTCAGGTATTGCTTCTATGGCAGGTTTACCTGTTGCTGCTCTAGTTAACACAGCAGGTGTAGCACGGTACAATGATGTACTAGATCGCTTACAGGCAGAAGACCCTGAAGCGTTTGAGAAGTCAGGACTAGAGAAAAAAGGTTCTATCTTCGGCGGTGAGTCTAGCTTGTATGAGAACTTAGCTGATTCAGACGGAGATGGTAAGAAATCATTTGGTGATACATGGCTAGGTGACTTCTTAGGATTTGATGGTGAAGCAGGTATTGCAGAAGGTAACCCAGGATTACGTGAATCTATTGGTGGTGCTCGTCGTACAGGTGACGATGACGATAATAGTCCTGCAGTTTCTACACCGACTCCATCACCAGAACCAAATGAAGAAAACAATAATAACGAACAATCAGGTTCCTCTGTACAAGCAGCAGCAGAAAGTTATTCCGACTTAGCTGAAGCAGAAGATAAAGATTACGGTCTTATCTAACAATCCACATAACTATAAGGCTACCCAGTTATAACTTGACTGGCCCCAACATAAGGAGTAAACAATGGCTGAAGTAGAACAAGTAGAAGTGCAATCAGTATCGCACTTACGTAACATGGCACGAGTTAATCGTGATGAAGAAGAACTACGTGAGCTTATGAAACAAGCTGGCATGGCGCAAGAAGATGAAACGCAGGAAGAAACCACCGATAGTGAATCCGATAGCGAAAGCACTGAGAACACCTCAGTTCAGGCAGAAAGTGTACCTGAACAAAAAGAGAAAAAGCCAGTTAAAGCCGAAGCACAAGAAGCGGATGATGCAGACCTAAGTGCTGAAGAGAAAACCTTTAAGCAACGCTATGGTGATCTACGCCGCCACATGCAAGACAAAGAAAAGGAAGTAGCTGCTAAGCTAGAAAAGCTAGAGCAACAACTAGAAGCTGCTACTAAGAATGAGCTTGTACTACCTAAGTCAAACGAAGAGATCGAAGCTTGGGCTAAGAAGTATCCAGACGTAGCAGGTATCGTAGAAGCTATTGCTACAAAGAAAGCTGACGAGAAAGCTGCATCACTAGATACTCGTCTGAAAGAGATCGAAGAGCTACGCATCACAGCTAAGCGTGAGAAAGCTGAAGCTGAACTAGCTGCACTACACCCAGACTTTGGTGAGATTCGCTCAGATGATGTATTCCATGAATGGGCTAAAGATCAGCCTAAGTGGGTACAAGATGCTCTATACGAGAATGTAGATGACGCTAAGTCTGTAGCTCGTGTGATTGACTTGTATAAAGTTGACAAGGGTATTACTGGTAAGAAGACATCAAGTAATGATAGAAATGCTGCATCCTCTGTTCGTACAAAACGTAGTACTACACCAGAGCATGATGAAGCATCTAAGTATCTTAGTGAATCACAAGTAGCTAAGATGTCTATGAAAGAGTATGAGAAGCGCATGGAAGAGATATTCGAAGCCCAGCGCCAAGGAAAGTTTATTTATGATATGTCAAAGAAATAGCTTGACAAATAAAGATTCATAAGTAAAACTATAGTATATACACAAAATAAGTGTGTATGCTTTTACAAGCACTAGCCACAATAAGACTACCTCAACGTATAGGCCCAGCGCAGACAGGGCGGCCACCCTCAATGCAATGCTGACTACCCTACTATGAAGAGCCTCTTTCAGTGAATATGTAGTGTCTAAACTCCACGCCATATCTATGAAAGGAAACTAACCTATGGCTATTACATCCGCATCGGGTGGATTTAACGGAAACTTTTCTCCGATTATCTACTCCAAACAGGCACAGATTGCTCTACGCAAAACTGCTGTCACAAACGCAATCACGAACAACTCTTACTTCGGTGAGATCGCCAACCAAGGTGATACAGTTCGTATCCAGAAAGAGCCAGACGTAACAGTCAACGCTCTACAGCGTCACACATCTATCTCTGTTGAGAAGCTAGATGACCAAGACTTCTCTTTGACCATTGATAAAGCGAACTACTTCGCATTTAAGATGGATGACATCGAAGAGCAGTTCTCGCACGTTGACTTCACATCTTTGGCTGCTGATCGTGCAGCATATAAGATGGCTGACGCAATGGACGAAGAGTGCTTGGGTTACCTATCTGGTTACACAGGTGGTGCAGGTTCATGGGCGGCTAACACAACAGCCTCTGGTGACAAAGCAAACTCATCTGCAGGTTCAGACGAACTATTGGCAGCTAACAAGCTAGACGCAACTGACTTTAGCAGCTTGACAATCTCAGGTTCAGCTACAGCAGGTGACTCTATCCCACTAGCTCCACGTCTTCCAGGTGCTACATCATTGTCAGCAACAACTGTTTCTCCTCTAACAGTCATCGCTCGTATGGCTCGTCAGATGGACACAGCAAACGTTGACTCACGTGGTCGTTGGATTGTCTTGGACCCGGTATTCGTAGAGATGCTAAAAGACGAAGATTCACGTGTACTTAACGCTGACTTCGGTGGTGCTGGCCTAATGAATGGCTTGGTTCTAAACAACCTACACGGCTTCCGTGTTTATGTGTCTAACAACCTACCATACTTGGGTACTGGTGCTGCAACATCAGGTACAACTGCACAGTCTACTAACTATGGTGTTATCGTAGCTGGTCAGGACGAAGCAGTAGCTTCAGCGGAGCAAATCAACAAAGTTGAGAACTACCGTGACCCTGATTCATTCGCAGATATTGTACGTGGTATGCACCTATATGGTCGCAAAATCTTGCGCCCAGAGGCACTTATCACAGCAAACTACAACGCTGCTTAATCTTAGATAAACTATAGGGCTGGTCTTGTCAAGAGGCTGGCCCTTTAGTACATCTACTTTATCTTAAAAAAGGACTCCAAATAATGGCTATCACAACAGCAATGTGTACAAGCTTTAAGTCAGAACTATTGGGTGGTACTCATGATTTGGATACCCATTCAATTAAGCTTGCACTAATTAAAGCTACACCAACAGGTACTTACGGTGCAGCTACTACTAACTATTCAGACGTAACAGGTAACAGCGACGAAGCTACAGGTACAGGTTACACAGCAGGTGGTCAAGTACTAGACAACGTTACTATTTCAGTAGATGGCACAACAGCTATCGTTGATATTGACGATGAAGTATTTACATCTTCTACTATTTCAGCAGACGGTTGTATTATCTACAATGCATCTGCTTCTAATGCTGCTATTGCAGTAATTGACTTTGGTGGTACAAAGACATCTACTAACGGTGACTATACTATCCAGTTCCCAACTGCAGACGCATCAAACGCTATTATTCGTATTGCTTAATAGGAGCATAGACTATGGCTCTAGTAATTAAAGACAGAGTAAAACAAACAACTACCACTACAGGTACGGGTACGCTTACCCTAAATGGTACAGTAGATGGCTTCCAAACTTTTGCTGCTGCTTTGTCTGATGGTGATACTACGTATTACTCTATTTTTGAGCCTAGCACTAATGAATGGGAAGTCGGGCTAGGTACATGGACAGAAGGTTCATCTCTCCTAGCTCGTACTACCGTACTAGCAAGTTCTAACTCAGGAAGTGCTGTTAACCTTACTGCACAAGCTGAAGTATTTATTTCACAACCTGCAGGTAAAGCTGCTTTCTTTAATGCTGACGGTGATCTTGAGCTTAATCGTGATCCACAGACTGCATTACAAGCTGCGACAAAAGAGTACGTAGACACGATTGCTGCTGCAGGTTTGCACTACCATGATCCAGTACGTGTTGAGAAAGAGGGTAATCTTTCTGCTACGTATGACAATGGTACTGCAGGTGTAGGTGCTACACTTACTAACAACAGCACACAAGCTGCACTAGTCATTGATGGTGTTACACTAAGCACAAATGACCGTGTACTTATTTATGAACAAACAGATGCTACACAGAATGGTGTATACACTGTAACAGATACAGGTTCAGCATCTACTAACTGGGTACTAACCCGTTCTACTGACACAGATAGCTATGCCCCATCTGACCCTAACTCGTTTGGTAAAGGTGACGCATTCTTCGTACTAGAAGGTAATGCAGGTGCAGGTGAACTGTATGTTATGAACACTGAAGGTACTATTACCTTTGGTACAACTAATATTACATTTACACAGGTAGCCTCTACTGCTGTATACAGTGCAGGTAACGGTATTACACTTACAGGTACTGTTTTTGCTGCTGATGCAGGTACAGGTGTTACTGTAGACGGTACAGGCATTAACATTGGTCAGGCTGTAGAAACATCTTCTGATGTAACATTTAACAGTGTAACAGCAAGTCTATCAGGTAATGTGACAGGTAACGTCACTGGTGATGTAACAGGTAATGCTGATACAGCTACAGCCCTTGAGACTGCTCGTAACATTGGCGGTGTATCATTTGATGGTACAGCAAGTATTAACTTACCAGGTGTTAACACTACAGGTAACCAAGACACAACAGGTAATGCAGCTACTGCAACAGCTTGGGAAACAGGTCGTACTATCAGTTTGACAGGTGATGTCACTGGTAGTGTTACAGGTGTAGACGGTTCAGGTAACGCAACTATTGCAACTACTATTGCTGCAAACTCTGTAGCACTAAGCACAGATACTACAGGTAACTATGTTCAGTCTGTAGCTTCAGGCAACTACATTACAGGTGGTGCTGCAGGTTCCGAAGGTGCTGCTCTTACGATTGGCGTAGATGCTACACCAAACAATACAGCATCTAAAGTTGTAGCTCGTGATGCATCAGGTAACTTTAGTGCAGGTACTATTACTGCTAATCTTACGGGTACAGCATCTAATGCCAATACACTTGATAGCTTAGACAGCACACAGTTCTTGCGTAGTGATACTAATGATACCACGACAGGTATGCTTACAGTTGATAACGATAACGGCATAAAGGTCATCAGCGGTACTGAAACTACAAATATTTTTTATACTGGCTATGGCATAGATAGTCAGCGTAGCACTACTTACATCAGACCTACAAATGACAACACGCAGACACTCTACATTGGGAACTGGAACGACGCTTTAGATTGGAACAGTATTGAACTTAAAGTTGGCAATAATAACAACGTAAATATCAACGGCAACACAGTCTGGCATGCTGGCAATGACGGCTCTGGCAGTGGCTTAGATGCTGATACA